GGGAGATTTGTTCTTGCTGCATCCTCATGGCGTAACCCATGACGGTCTGCATGTGCTCACTCTGAGCAGAAAGGATTTCATTGAGAACGGCGACTTGCTCCTCGGGAGAGTCGACATTCAACAGGCGCTCGATGTGCTTAGCCGTCGGCTTGAACACCTTGAGAGCTTTGTCCATGTCCTCTTGGGACATTTGCTGTTGCTGAGGCGCCTGAGCCTGTGGCCGGAAAGCTGCAGCCATCTGGTTGAAGGCCGACAGCGGAATCATCTGCTCCTGCGTGGCTGCTTGCCGTTGACCGCCGTCGTCCGAGTAGTCGGGATCCTCGCCCTCGGATCCTCCGTCGTCGTAAGGATCGTCTGCTTCGTCAGCCGGATCGTGTCCGTCATCGCCGACGCCTGAGAAGTCTTCCTCGAAGCGGTTAAAAAGTCCTTTGAATAGGTGTTGTTTGAACATGTCAGTTGTTAGTTTGAATTATCAGATATGAGTTTAGTTAGCGTTTCTTCCATGCCTTCAAACCAGTCAGCGGTTTCTTTTAACGTTGACAGGCTGCCCACAGCTTGTTCTCTGGCGATGAAGTCCTTGATGTTCTCCGGTGCAAGACCAGTGATGATGTTGACGAATGCGTCCTTGCTAAGCGCGAAGTCTTTTTGAAACAGCTTAATAAGCTCCGACTGGCGGAAGACCTGCACCTCCTTGAGCAAGTTGTGGAGGTCCGTTGAGTTCTTGTCCTGGAACAGGGGGTCCGAGTAGTTGTTGTTGTTCATTGATAGGCTGTTGTTGAATTCTGAAACGCTCAAGATCGGTAATACCGCGCAGGGTCATGATCTCTTCGATGAGCTTCCCAACGTCAAGCGGCAACAGCTGCATGACGACAGGGTTGGACGTCAGTGCAGATACAAGCTCCTGCAGCGACTGAGCAATGAAGCCTTTCTCGCTTTGTAACGTAGCATCGAAAACAAAGAAATCTTGAGCCCCAACCAGCGAGCGTTGATCAGCAGGTTTAAACGTTTCATACTTTAATGCGTTGTCTTCACCGACGACTTTGACGAAGAACTCTTGCGAGATGCCTTGCCTCAGATTGCTCAGCATCTTAGAACCGGCGGGAGCAAGCGCGTCCGAGAAGATCAACTGTGCAGTCATCTTGAGCCTCGAGGCTCCACCAGCGTTGACCGCGCGAGCCTCCGTAGCTGACCGACGGCCGCCCGAGAACTGCCCCATTGCATTCTCATTCACACCGGTCACAGCCTGCATGATGCGCATTACGGTGTCTGCATCGTTAAGGTGTGTCGAGGTTGCATCCACATAGTTGAGTTGTTTAATGAACTTCTCAACGCCCAACCTCGGCGACCCCTTCTTCATAATGATCCACGGAGAGCGTGACTCGACGCTCGTCATGTCGATCCCCGACGGATCAATCACCATGTTGTTGTCCAATGACCGCCGGACACTCATCAGCCTTGAGTTGAACAAGAACGACACAACGTCCTGCAGCGCTCCGATCGTGTCGGACAAACAGGAACCGATAAGCTGATGTTGATCAGGTGAGAACTGACCGACGTCGTAGGTCCATTGACCATGGAGATACCCCAACGGTTCCACGCGAATAACCCGTGAGTCGTTAGCGACTTCAACCACGTATTTCATTGGATACGTCTGAGGACCAAGGCCGTACTTCTCAGGCACAAGCTCCATCTGGCATTCAGTGACGCATACCATCTGATCGTCCTTGTCATCGCCAGCTTTGTTCATCGCGGCTGACATTCCGTCGAGTCTTGTGGTCCCACGAGCCGACCACTCCGCGCGATCCATAGGCTCCACATGGTCGATCCCGTAGACCTCACCTTTACGCTCCCGTTGCTTCAACGCACCGATATGGTATTCGCTTTCGTCAGCAACGAACGAGCCTTTCCGCCAGTCAGCGATCGAATAATTAGGGTCAGGAAAGAAGTTATACGGCGAGACCTGCTTAATAAGATTGCCCTCATACGACGTGACTTCCTCAGCGATCATCGACGTTGGAGTCATCTGATCGTAGCCACCGTCAGCCACCTGCATAACAGGCTGCGAAGGAACCTCCACCCACTGGGACTCCTTGACCCAACAGGACTTCATTACGCCGATATTGAACCGTGCGATGTTCAACAGGAACGCATAGAGTTGTGAGTCGAACTGGTTGTGCCGCATGTTCTGTTCTAGCAGCTTCTCACCCACGTCCTTATTCCCACCGTCCTCTGCGCCCGACGACATCAGCTCAAACACCTTACCATTCTGCTTAAACAGAAGAAAGCAGAACGCCACGAACGTTTGAATCTGTGCAAACGCCATAGGGACCACAAGCTTCTCCGGCTCGTTGTCCTCACGCGCCTTAAGATCAGCCTCATCGGCCGAACGCACACCCGTATAAACGTCGTTGTTAGTGTCCCATGCACTATACTTCAACGACATTTTGGACCTCGACCGCTTCACATTAGAACGGACTTTCTCAGCCAGCTTAGCTAGCTCTTCGTCCTGTTCCTCAGCTTCAAGCCGTTTGATGATATCTTCTTTCATACGTGTTCGTTGATCGAACTAGTCAGTTAGGGCAACGCTGTGAGAAGTTGTGGCGCTTGACCTCTTTTTTGGTAAAGGCCGTTAATTCGCGAAGGCGCGGACCGTTCCATGCTTGCGACGTGACGTTAGGGGGAGAGTAGTGGACTGCATGAGAGGTTTCCTTTACGTAGGTGAGGCCGGTGAGGACTGCGCGGTAGAGACATTCCATCATGTGATCGTCACGGTCGACGGGGCGTTCCTTCTTGAGGTCCCAGACGTAGCGGTCGATCTCGAACAAGAAGGTGTCGAGGGAGTCGTGGAAGAAGATCGTTGCGTGACCGTCTTCGCGTTCGTTGAAGCGGTCGTTGGTTTTGAGGATGCCGTAGGTGAGGTCTTTGATGGCGGGGACGACGGGGAGGCCCGCGGCGTAGAATTCATCGGCCATGCAGGTGCCGGTGATTGGGTTCTCGATGAATGCGATAGGGTCGATCAGGTAGTCTTCGACGTGATAGGTGCCAACGACGTGCACGATTGTTGAGACGAGATCGGAGATCAGGCCTTGGCGAAAGAGTTCACGGTAGACGTAGGTTTGTCCGGTCGGCGCTGTGGCGAAGAACATCACAGCGTGCGGGATCTTGGGGTGTGGGTCGATTAGAACACGAATCGTGTAAGAAGGCGGTGGAGTCGTCGCGTCACGCCAGCCCTTGGGCGTCTCAGTGTAGATGTGGTGGTCGCGTGAAAAGTTCTTGTATACAAGACCAGATAGAGCAAGAGGGATACCAGCAATTCGACAAGCGCGTTCATCTTCGTTGAGGTCTCCTTCGTAAGCCTTGATGGCTTCTTTGGAGTTGTATGGGTTGTCATGCATCGACCCTGTCATGACCCACTTGGACGTTTCATCGTTAGCCAACGGCTGGTCGATACGTGCACGGGTCAGGTGTCGCGGTATGAAATAGTCGTTGATCCACGGTTCGATCAGTGGAGTGCATGTGAACCAAGCAGACCCCCCACGGTCCACGAGCCCACGGGAAAGAGCGACCCACATATCGTAGGGGCAGGGTTCATCAACGTGAATCCAGTCCCAAGAGGAAGACTCACACCCCATCGGGTTTTGCACAAAGGATCGCACGGTCTCGATAGATATGACGGAGGTTCCACCATGGATTGACTTGATGTGGATCTCTGCGATGCCCGCACCAGAGCGTCCTTTCTTAGCCGCGATGATGCGGTCCTTGGGAAGGAAGCGGAACAGCTTGCCTTGGGCTGCGCCACCTTCTTCGACATACGAGGTAAAGATTTCATTTGCTTTGTCCCAGTCTTGAACGACGATACAGCCTTTGGTTGAGTGCTTGGGAAGACCTAAGGTGCGGAGAGGATGACCCACAGGGAAGAAGGTGCGCTCACCGATGGCCCATGCGCAGTCTTCGGCTGCTCCCATCTCGGACTTGCCGAAGCGGTTGCCGGTCCGTGCGTAGCGACGCTTGTAGGCACCGGCAGTAAAGAACTGTTCTTGCTTTGCGTGTGGACGGAAAAACGCCAGCCCGTTCTCACGGACCAGCTTCTTACGTTGCTTGAGCAGCTCGACCTTACGGCGCTTCTCAAGCAGGTTGACCACGTCACTCATTAGGGATGTTTTAGTTCGGCACGTTCGAGGAGCTTCTCGAGGATGGAGATACGGTCGTTTTGAATTGCCCGAAGTTCCTTGCCGAGTTCTACACGGTGGAGTTCACATTGTGCGCTGCGCTCTTCGAGGTCAGTGATACGCTCGTCATATTGTGCTTTGAGCACACGTGCGAGATAGTATGTGGCGACGAGGAGGATGCCCGCTTGACCACCAATGGACAAGAGCTTCTCGAGAATAGCGATGACTTGTGGATCCATTAAGCAGCGAGGATGTTTTTGGGCAGGCCGTAGGTTGCGTAGTACGAGCCAGCAGAGATCGAAGGGATGACAGCTTGGAAGTGCATCCAGTCCTTGCTCCAGGCCCGGCCGCCAGAAAGGAACCCGTAGGATTCCATGATGTTGATTGCTTCGACCGAGAAGGTCGTTGAGCGCTGCTGGTACGAATTGTCCGACGGGCACATGTCTACGGCTGCTCCCCAGGCATGGGTTGATAAGGACGAACCGCCGGTCTTTGTCCGGAAGTTGTGTGAACCTCCGTAGACGTGCCAGCCTTCTTTGAGGAAGCGGTCATGACCGAGGGTTACGTAGATCTGAGCGAGCGCGGACTCGAGACGCTTAGCCAGAAGCTTGTGTGTTTTGTGATCGTCACGTGTGTCGCCGACACGGTTGATGAGCTCGGCGCCTGTACGCGAGTAGAGGAGCGTTTGCGTAGGAAACGAGAACCATTCGAGATACGATGGGTTCTTAGACGGCGGACCGTAGAACGCAGAGATTGCCGTGTTGGTTTCACGCGGCAGCTTGTAGATCGTTTGCGGCAGGGCCACGGCATCAGGCAACTTAACGACTGGACCTGGTGGGTCGAGCAGGCGACGTGTCTGCTGAAGGTCTTCGATGGCGGTGTCGATAAGACTGACCGCTAGTGTTAAGTTGCCTGATGCGTCCATATCAGAATGCGACGGGTTCAGCCACAAGCGCAGCTTTGAGTTTGCGCGCGGCGACCAGCTTCTGGACATAGGACCAGACGCCTATGACAAGAATAACCCCAGCGCCCGTCAAGGCCTCGAGGTTTTGTGGGTCCACAACGAGCGAGCCACCAAAGGCAGCGAGCGCCGTGCGAAGGATCAGGCCAATGATAGCCTTTGGTTCAACGGTAGTGTTCATATTATTCTTTGTGTAGGATGACTTGACCTGACGTGAGAGTGAGTGTCTTGAACCGACCGGCAAGCACCGTGCCGGCGTTGACCACGGTGAGGCTGGCCCACGACCCTGTGATATCGTAGCCTGGGTCGTAGACGATCGAGGCGATAACGGCGTCGGCAAGGACTTGCACGGCGTAGTAGTTAGCGACTGGTGCTGCCGTTGTGTTAACGATGACTACCTGGCCGGACTGTGAGAAGATGAGGTCGTTCATGATTTGAAATTTATACTGCGGTAAACACTCCGTCGATTACTGAGCCGGCGACCGTGATGCCTGCGGTAGACCCGCTTAGGTTGCACGAAATAGCAGTTGTTTGTTCCGGCGCCTCAATAGGCGCGTTTCCCTGCGAGCCAGATGTACTAACGGAATAGCCTCCTGCGCCAACTGACCCAACTGCCGATGTAGCAGACCCTGTAACGTGATGTAATGAGGCAGTTCCAGCAGGCCCTGCGTCACCACCATTACCGCCGTCACCATAAAAGTCTTCGTAGGGTGGGCCAGCAGCTCCGCCTGTTCCACCCGCTCCCCCCATGGTAACGAAAGTAATCCCGCATGAATGATCGGAATGAAGAATGCACCCGTTTGGCTGGGTTCCAGTATCGCCAGCACTGCCAGAGTCACCCGCTCCAACCCCATCGACACCGTTTGCGCCCGCCGTTCCGTGAAACTCCAAAATAAAGGTCGTGGTCGGACCTTCCCCAGCCACAAACACTTCCTCCGACCCGCCAGTAGCGACGTGCAAAATTGAAAACGCACCGACCCCCAAGCGAAACCGCCTTGCTCCCGCGTCCCATGCCGCCTGAGCGGTCAGGTAGGGCAACGATGGATTACCGATTGCGGCGGTAGCGTTGACTCCATCGGTGCGCACGTAGGCCACTGATGGGTTGCTGATTGCCGAGCCTCCGCCAGAACTCTTTGATCCTCCACCTAATCCTAAGCTCATACTTCGTTTTCTAGGGCTGCGATCTCGCGATCTAGTTCATCAAGCTCCGCCTGAGGCGAATCGTGGGGTTTGGTTTCTTTAGGCCTTTGATGCTTCAAGAACTTATCCAACAACGTGGTGGCCGCCGACACCCGGACCTGCTCAGACTTACCACCAAGCGCAATATCGTGCAGAACAGTAATCGACTCAAACGCGGCGCCTTCCAAGATCCCGAACATATCGCCCGAGAAGTTAAGGTCCGCCAGTTGCACAAGCAAAGCCTTGAACCATTCTTGCCTGCGCAGAATAGAGATCATCTGAGGCGAGCAGTCGAATTGTTTAGCACACTCGTTCTGAGGCACACCTTGCAACAGAAGATACGCCAGCGATCGGTGCCAGGGCTTTTCCTTTTGAACAATATTCGTGCACTCACGCTCGTCGTGAAGGTGTGGAAGAATGCTTTCCACAGTGCTTTTCTCCTTCTCAACAATCGTCGAATGCACGTCAACGCCCAGAGCAGCGGCCTCTAAAGGATGTAGCTTTCTGGTCGTTGACATCTTGTTCAAAGTTTACTCATATCAAAGTGCACCGATGGTGGGCGCTTGCGGGTTCCAAAGGCCGCAGGCTTTACCGTTCGTTGATCGATTTTCTCACCGTAAGGTTCCTCCGGTATGTTATAAAGATCTATAGGCGGATTAGCACGCGCTTCGTTGGCTCTTAGAAAACCTGCATCTCTGCTCTCAAGTGCTGCGCCAACGAGCTTCTCGGCTCTTTGAGGAAGTGATGTTCCTAGACGCTTGACAAACCTTTTAGTGTTATCAGCGTTAGGAAAAGGGCCTGCAAGTATCGGTTCCATATTACTCGCCTGGCTTTACCACGCACTTCTTAACCACCTCACACGCTTTGATCTCGCGCCGAGGCAGGTTCTTTCGTTGATGAACGGTCTTTTCCACGCGCGTAACATGCCATCGTTTTGGCCTACAGTCAAATTAGAATTTAAATTGCTGGATCACCTACGGTGCCTTGCCGTCCCTAACACCTCGAATCAAACCCGTTCTGCTGTTCGTTGTCCGAACACGACCGTTACGTCCTTTGGCCGTTCCTGCTCCTTCTTCCCGACCGTTCAAATGTCTGATCCTCTAGAGCGCGGGAGGTGTATAATAATAGAGAGCGACCCGTCGAGGGGGAGGGTACCCCTTTTTGGGAGCGGATCGAGTTGGGGAGGGGCGGATTAGAATCG